ACGACTTACTGTCATGAGAGAAATGCTAATATACTTACACCTAGTTATTATTGGGAGTTAGCGAATGATTTCTGGAATGATTTAAAAGAGTGGAATATTAGTTTTTATAATACCGATATAAAAGACGGTAAGCATAGACCGTTAGTTATTAATTTTATGGTCCACGAGACTATGGGTAATTATAGTTTTATATGGACTAAGAAAGAATTCGATAGATTAGCCGAAACGTCGAATTTATTTCCTATAGCGTTGCGACAACATGAATTACCGAAAGGGTATTACTCTCCGAAAGAAACGAGAGTGTTGGGCGACGAGATAGAAAATATGACTGATGACAGTATTATGGTGATAACTGCCGACGGTTGGGACCAGTCGGATATGTTTGATATTAAATATTTTAATATTTATGAGATTAACGCTGATACAGACATAGAAGAAACTGTACAGGAAATCATTGGTGCACTTTTAGATACTGATGGTGCCAGCAGATTCGTAGATAGATACTAAGGACTATCTGCTAAATGCCCTCGTGCCGTTATCTACGGCTCGGGGGTTTTTATTATTAGACCTATCGTATTAGTGTTTTTAAAAATAAAAAATTTTATTGAAAGAAATCTACAAAACTACTAATATCTCTAATATACTAATAGAATCAGTCTACAACCCTCTTTGTTACTCTGTTCTTTGAATCTACAAAACTAATAGATTTTCTATTAGTTATTAGAAACTATGGTAAGATTACTAGAGGGCACGAGAAAAGTAATTTGAAAATTATCTTTTTTAATATATTTGTAATATCATTTGCTGAAGCGAGGTATTACAATGAAAAAGCTAACTTATACTCATTTAGTTCCCACCGAAGACGGCAAAGCTTTCGTAGACCAAAATGGTAAGACGTGGCAGCCACTCAACTCTAAACAAAAACTATTTTGTAAAGAGTATATTAAAGGACAAACAGCAACTGAAGCCGCTATAAAAGCAGGCTATACAAAGGATAGGAAGGGTGCCAAAACACAAGGCAGCGTATTACTGAATCATAACCCTGTTGTACGAAACTACCTCATTGACTTGGAAATACAAGCCTCGGAGAAGGAAGCAGTTTCCTTAGAGAACCACCTCTCTACTCTACACGACCTACGAGAAGAAGCCAAGGACCAAGGACAGATATCCGCTGCTATCACTGCAGAGGTCCATCGAGGCAAAGCTGGTGGACTCTACATCGATAGGAGAGAGATATTGACTGCAAAAATTGATTTGATGACCAAGGACGATATACTCACTCGGCTCAAAGAATTAATTGCAAAGAAAACTGACAATATAATCGAGGGCGACTTCACCAAGAAACACTGACCGACAGATTGATAGACCGACTTTCTTCCGTTCTTTTTACTCCTTTACTTTGGTACCAATCTGCCATATAATATACCTATATTAACGGGGTAGTTCCCACTATTAGAAAGGAGAATA